AATATCATATAGCTGATTAGCTATTTTAGTAATTTTAGGTGTTTTAACATCTATAATTTCACGGATATAAATGTAAAGGGCTTTTTTATTAAATATATCTAAATGTTCTCTTTTACGAAATAATTCTAAAATAGCATCCGCAATTTGAGCGTCATATTCTTTAGGAAATATATTATAAATATTTCGGGTGCAATATTCGGTATAAATGTCTATAAACATCGATAAACGCTCATCGTGCGATGAATCATCGATACTATATGAATGTTCCTCATCTTCTTCAATAGTATCTAAAGCAACAGTATCAATGCGTTTTTTATAATTCTTTTGATTTGATAAAATAAGGTAACGTTTAGCAATAGTTCCAAAATAAGAATATGCTTTAGCTCCTCTTTCTGGATTAAATAGATGGATTTTAGATAGTAGGAAAGTAATTACTTCGTGTTGTAAATCCTCAATATTATCTACCTCAGTATAATAGAATTTAAAGGTATGAATAATGTTTTCGGTAAGTTTAAAAAAGGCATAATGAATCCTATTATGATATATTCTACTTTTTACTTCAAAATCAGTAGTGTTATTGTATAATACAATAGCATCCTCTGTGTCTTGGGTAAAGTATTGGACACCCTTCTTTTTTTTCTTTACTACTACCTCTTCCATTATTTTGTAATATTTTTAATAACAAAAGTATTTAAAGCAGCTTGAATTGTTTTAATTTGTTCAAAGAAAAATCCTACCTCATCATCTGATTTGAAACTACCTTTAGCATCTACTTCAATCATTTTTTTCTCTGCCATTTCAATAGTGTCGGATATTTTGTTTAAATAGGTCATATAACCTGAGAGAATATCTTCTTGTTTTTCATTTTTTCTAAGAAGATTAAAGGTCGTGAATCCAAGAGTCACGACCAATATTGAAAGTAATACAATTGTTAATATCATAAGTTATCTAATAGGTTTTTAAGTCCCTCACTTTTTACGCTACCTAATGCTTTAGATTTAGCGGCTGAAGTTGTTGGAGCTGATTTATTGGTACCCAATGTAAATGGTTTCTTTTTGGTTTCCACGTTACCCTGTAATTTAGGTAACCATTCTCTTTCAAACTCAATACGAGCGGCCATAAAATCCGCCTGATGTACAATAAAAGGTAATGCTGTACGTGGTTTTTGTTCTGGCATATAAGTCATTAAATATTTTTTATTTGCCTCATCATATAAACCATCATGTGTTTGAATAGTAATCATTTCATTAAATGTATACTGAATACCATGAGATTGGAGTAAAAATAATCCTCTATCAGGAACAGAGGCAAATGGGATTTTAGTATTAAACATATAATCCTCACCTAATTTTTCACGTCTCCAGTTATCTGTTTGGGGAATATAAGATTCATTTTCCTCATCACCCATTTTACCTAAATCGTGGTTTAAGGCAGAAAATACCAATTCCTCTTTAGTGTATGTTGAAACATCAGCACCCATTGTAGCCCATAAATCATGTAGGTGAAGAGAACAAGTAATAACTCTATTAACATGTTCTACATACCCACCCGGAAAAGCATTATGGTATTCTTTTTTATGAGCAGCAGGCATCAACATTAAACGCTCACTATATTTTTCATAAAACTCGATTAATTTTTCTTTACGAGGTGATGAAATATGGTCCTCAATAAAGCCCATCATTTTCACCCAATTTTGTTGGATTTGTTCTGCTGTTAAATTCATAATTAATATGGATTAATTTCTCCGGGTGATGTAGGTTCTTGTTGTACAAACGCTTTAGCATCGCTAATAGCTTCACGCATTGTAATTAATACTTCCTCTACTTGTTCTCTTGAACCACCACGATTTAAAAAGAAATGGATTTTCTCTATTTCTCCCTCGGTTCTTTCCAACCGTCTCATTATTATTTCTCTATTTTTCATATTTTATTCTCTTTTTTCCTTTTCCCGTGATTGGAATATAATATTGGAAGTAAGATACTCCAAGCTTAAGTTAAGAGAAGTTTTACAAATTCTAAATTCTTTTTAAGGTGTGAACACTTTTCATATTCCTCGTGTTCTTGGAAATAACTTATTGATAACTCTAAGGCAATTTTAAGGTGTATATCTGCGAATCTATATAAGGCCTCTTGACAAACCAAATTATCTGGATCTACTTTTTGGATATAATCCCATGCTCTAGTAAACACTATAAATTCACCTGCTTTATCAACATCTGTTGTACTCAAATTCTCATCTAACTTATCAAAAAATTTAAGTAATTGGTCATTAAATACTTGATGATTTTGGATTAATTTCTTAAACATCCCAACCCAGAATAAAGGATGATTTTTATAATCTAATGAAACATCGACAGCTTGAGCTTTTTCCTTTAAGGAATCAAACTCATCACCATTAAACAAATTAAATATTTTATCGATATTCACATTAATACATATTATCGTTATATAGTTTTATATAATGTCTATATTAAACGATCTTATAATATTCGCAGATCGCGTCGAAAATCAATAAATTATTTCAATAACGCATAATATTCTTTAAAATGTTTAATACGATCAGCTAAACCAATAGTACCTCCATTTACACGTTTTGTTACTAAAGTTACAGTAGCATCATCTGCTCCTTTATCACAAATACTCCAAAGTCCATTTTTATTAAAAAACCAAGCAGCTGACATTAAAGGATATTTAGTTGCTACTAAATCAGGATTTCCTAAAATATCATCATCTACAAATTTATCAAAAGCCGTATAATTATCTTTTCCTGTTAATTGAATATAACCACGACCTCTAAACTTATATCCCTCTTTAGTAACTTCAGGACCATTACCCATTCTACCTCCATATACTTTAGAAGCAATCATTTCAGGTTTACGTTCATATTGGGCAGCTGTAGTAGCATTAAAATATTTAGGGAAAGTACCTAATAAACCTTTAGCCCCATAATTTAAATTCTCAGTAACCGCTTTAAACCCTCCAGATTCATGACCACACTGTGCCAGGAAGTGAGCAAGTCTTAAAGGATTAGTGATACCAAATTTAGCAGCAGTATCTGGAATCTGAGCTAATACAGAATCTGGAATGTGTCCTTTTAGTTTGTCTAGTTTAAATGGGCTAAGAGGAGCTACTATGGAAGGTGAGGCAGGAACCGAACCCATGATTTTATTCCAAGTGGCTTCCCCTACTATACCATCTGCTATTAATCCATTAGCGGCTTGATACTTTTTAACAGCTTCTTCAGTCTTAGGACCAAATGTACCAACAGGATCAACTCCTAATTTTACTTGGAGTTGTCTTACCTGTTCATTTTTATCACCTTTTTTTAATAACATAGTTAATTATCTTTATGTTTATCGATTTTTTCTAAAATTTTATTTAATACAGAATGTTTAATAAAACCAGCATTTGAAGCATTTTTTAAAGCACTAACTATTTGAAATATTATAAACGGCATTATAATAGTCTCTGAGAGCCAGGATGTGCCTGGAAATCCTATTTCAACCATTAGTACTACAGTTAATATAACTAACCAAGTAAATGTTGTTTTTAATACTTTTAAAGCTTTATAAGTTTTAAATCCTTCTTTTTTAGTACCAGCAACTATACCAAAAAATCCATCCATAAAAGCAACAGCCACTATAGCTAAATACTGCTCACTATTATCTATAGCTAATCCTCCGAAGTAACTACAAACAAAAGCAAAGGTTGTGGTTAATGATAATAATAATACTAGTAACGTAGACTTCATTATCCTTCTATATCTTTATCTTCTTCGTGTTTATCTTTTTTATTCAAAAATTTATCCACAGAGGCAATACCAAATGAACCTAAAATGATTACCATAAATCCATCAAAGATAAATTCATTAATTACTAAAGCTGTACCCATATAGCCTGTTACTAGGTCTACAATAAGAGCAATACAAAGCATAAAGAAAGCTATAAAACCTACTAATGCTTTTTCATTAATAGAATTATTATCATCAAATAATTGTTTAAAGAAATTTTTCATATATTTAATTTATTTTTTTATTGTACACATATAATATAAAAAGTTCTATATCGTAATCACCACCCTCATCAACATACTTTTTATAAGCATCTTTTATTTCAGTTATATATTCTACTTTTTCTTCCTTAACTATATTTTCACTAGTATCAATACCAGCTTCAATCATTCTAGCTGAAAATATTTCAATTTTTTGTGTGGCTTCCTCAGCGGCGTTTTCAACTTCTTCAATATGAGATACAACTTCTCCCAATACTTTTTCTTGAGCTTTAGCAGCTTGTTGAACTACATTTCCGGCTTTAGACATACTATTTTTACTTTTAGCAATAAGCATATCTAATTCATCTATATCTTTTGGTTTTTGAGCAGTTGCTATTGACACCATATCAAATATAGCAATACTAGACAAAAATAATACTATTTTATCAAATGTTTTTTTCATAATTTTATTTTGGAATTTTTCCTAAAGTAGATAGTACTTCAAGTTTAGTGGTAGCAGCAGCTAAAGCACTGTCTGATTTTTTAAGTTGAAAAAGACATTTATCAACTTTAATTTCTAATGATTCTACTTTTTGAGTGTGTTTTTCAATTTGACCTTGATAATTCATTTTATTATCTAACCAAAGATAGCCAACAACAACAAGTAATAAAAATTGGACCGCTTTCCAAGGGTCTTTTGCAAATTGTTCAAAGGATATAGGTAATTTCATCATTTTTTAGTTTTGTCAAAAAACAACCCTTAAAAAACAATTAAAAAAACTATGTTCAATAATACATAGAAAAAAAATCTAAAAAATAATATATAAAAAAAAAATTTGTGGACCCTACAGGATTTGAACCTGTGACCCTCGCATTATGAGTGCGGCGCTCTAACCAACTGAGCTAAAGGTCCAAATGTAGGATATCGCTTAACCTACGATGATTGTACATTTCATCTGTACCCTATATGGGACGATTTTTTTGTACTCGGTAGGGGAATCGAACCCCTCTTTCTAGGATGAAAACCTAGCATCCTAACCGATAGATGAACCGA